AAAACGTGGTAGAGATGGAAAACTTGGAGTTATATCGCAAGGTGGGGCTGGAACAAATATAACTGTTAATGTCGATGCTAGTGGTACATCTGTAGAGGGTGATGAAGAAAATAGCAAGGCTCTTGGTGAATTAATTGCAACTGCGATACAATCTGAATTAGTAGAACAAAGAAGGCCGGGAGGTTTATTGACATAATGGCTGCTTTTCCTACATCGCCTCAACCAAGTTACCCTGTACAAAAAACATCCAAGCCAAACACTAGAACAGTTCGTTTTGCTGATGGCTATGAACATAGAATATTTCTGGGATTAGCGCAAAACCAAAATCCTAAAACCTTTAAATTTACTTGGAAAAATATAACAGAAACAGAATCAGATACGATAGAAACTTTCTTAGATGCAAGAGCAAACGACCATGCAAGCTTTACATACACACCACCTAATGAAGGTGCTGAAATGAGTTTTGTTTGTGAGTCATGGTCAAAAAATATGAATTATTCTAATTTAGCTACTATAAATGCAACTTTTAGAGAGGTGTTTGAGCCATGAGTACAGCACCTATTATTACGGATTTACAAAAACCTAATCCTTCTGCAATTATTGAATTATTTACCCTAAAAACAGATTTAGCACTTCATGGTTCTGACCAAACATATAGATTTCACAATGGTACAAACTTGAATAATAATGGCGATATTATATGGGCTGGAGATCAGTATATAAAAATGCCAATCCAAGCAACTGGTTTTGCTTATCAAAGAGGACAGCTTCCAAGACCTAAGTTATCAGTTAGTAATGCTCTTGGTACAATCACAGCTATTTTGTTGAATGTTAACAAGGTGACGGCAGGTAATGATTTATCAGCAGCTACAGTAACAAGAATAAGAACTTTAGCACGTTATCTTGATGCGGTTAATTTTGTTGGAGGGGTTAATCCATTAGGGACTCCAGATCCTACAGCAGAGTTTCCTAGAGAGATATATAAAATAGATAGAAAATCAGCAGAAAATAGAAATATTGTTGAATTTGAGTTAGCAGCAGTTTTTGATTTGATTGGAGTTCGTGCGCCACAAAGACAATGTACAAGAAAAGATTTTCCTTCTATTGGTACATTTGTGGCATGACTTGGAAAGAAGACGCACTTCTTCATGCGAAAGACCAAGATCCTAAAGAATCTTGCGGTCTTTTGTTAAACGTGAAAGGTAAAGAGAGATATTTTGCTTGTCGTAATCTATCTATGACAGATCACCAATGCTTCATAATTGATCCAGAAGATTATATTAAGGCTGATAATACAGGTGAAATAACTGCTGTTATTCATAGCCATCCTGTCACACCACCAACACCTAGCGATGCTGATAAAATTAGTTGCGAACAAAGTAACTTGCCTTGGCATATTGTTAATCCTAAAACAGAGCAATGGGCATATTTAGAGCCTTGTGGTTATAAACCTAAACTACTAGGAAGACCTTGGGTTTGGGGTGTAACAGATTGTTGGAGTTTAGTAAGAGATTGGTATAAAGAGGAGAAAGGCATTGAATTGAAAGATTGGGAAAGACCTACAACCCCAGAAGAGTTTATCCTTAATCCGTTATTTGAAAGTTGTGCTTGGAGAACTGGTTTTAGAGAATTAAGACCAGAAGAAAGATTAGAAGATGGTGATGCAATTTTAATGTCTATAGGTTCATCAGGTTTGAATCATGTAGCCATTTTTTTAAATGGGGATGTTTTACATCATTTAACCGATAGACTATCTTGTAGAGAGCCTTATTCTCAATGGCTATTAAAATGCACAGGAGCTAGGTATCGTTATGTTGCGTAAATTAAAATTATATGGAGAACTTGCAGAGTTTGTAGGTCATAAAGATTTTGAGATTGAGGCAAGTAATATTCCAAAAGCAATAAGTTTTTTAGTGAATAATTTTCCTCAAATAGAACCATATATGAACCCTAAATATTACCAAGTAAAAGTTGGTAATTATGCCATAAATGAAGATGAAATTTATTATCCAATAGGACAGGAGGATATACATATAGTTCCTGTTATAAGTGGATCTGGAAGCGTTGGTAGGATTTTATTAGGAGGAGCTTTATTAGCAGTATCTTTTGGAGCTTTTGGAGCTTTTGGTGGTGGACTTACATTTGGTAAAGGGTTTGGAGCTAGTTGGGCTACTGCTGGTTTTGGAGCTAAAGCTGCTTTTATTGGAGGTGCTGCTTTAGTTTTAGGAGGAGTAACTGATTTACTTTTCCCGATGCCAACAATGCCAGAATTTGCTTCCGAGGAAGATCCTAAACTTTCTTATAATTTTGGAGGAACTCAAAATACAGGGAGGGCTGGAACTCCTGTTCCACTTGTATATGGAGAAATTGTTACTGGATCTATTGTTATTTCTGGAGCTATAGATACTGAGCAGGTACAAGCATGACAAAAGCTCCTAAAAAAATTATCGGTTCTGGAGGTGTTTTTAGCCCTCCGTCACCGCCACCACCCCCACAACCGACTAGAACTCCTGACACGCTACATAGTAGACAGTTTGGAACTTTCCTTGATCTTATTTCTGAGGGTGAAATAGAAGGTTTTGCTACCGCCTCAAGAGAAGGTCATTCTAGAGGAAGTGGTGTGTACAATAATGCTGCTAAAAAAGATATTTTTTTAAACGATACACCTATATTAAAAGCTAACGCAAACTCACATAGCCCTATAACTACTGATTTTAACTACAGAGATGTAAGGTTTGATGCAAGATATGGAACTTCAAATCAATCAAAAGTACATGGAATTGAAAGTAGCTCATCAACAACTTCAGTAGGAATTACTGTTACATCTGGGATAACTGGCGAGGTGACAAGAAGGATTGCAGACAAAGCACCAAATGCAAATCCTGACAGAGCTAGAGTAACGATAACAATTCCACAAATGCAAGAAGTTACAGATAAGGGAGATGTTTTTGGTTCAGAAGTAACTTTAGAAATATTTGTTCAATTTAATAATGGCGGTTATCAAAGAAGAGTTCTTGACACTATAAGAGGTAGAACTGCTGATGCTTATCAAAAAGATTACAGCATAGTCTTAGATGGCACATTTCCTGTTGATTTAAGAGTAAAACGAGTTTCTCCAGACAGTACAAGTTCTAATCTTGTAAATGCTTTTCAATGGACAAGTTTTTCAGAAATAATTGATGACGCTAACAGGTATCTAGATAGTGCATATGCGTCACTACGATTGGACTCTATGCAGTTCTCATCTATACCATCTAGAAAATTTAAAGTAAGAGGTATAAAAGTAAGAATCCCCGGCGCAGGTGCTAATAATTCTGGAACGCCAACTATAGATGGTAATACTGGCAGAATAGTTTATCCAAGTGGATATATATTTAATGGTGTTATGGGTAGTGCAGTATGGACAACTTGCCCTTCATGTATCTTGCTCGACCTTTTAACAGACCAAAGGTACGGATTTGGCGTTCATATATCTCCTAATTTTAATCCTAGTAGCCCAAGCGATGCTGATCTATATGAAAACTTGGATTTATTTTCTTTTGTGACTGCTAGTAAATTTGCAAATGAAGAGGTAAAAGATGGATTTGGAGGGCTAGAGGCTAGATTTGCTTGTAATGCAAATATACAATCATCAAGTTCAGCTTTTAATTTAATAAATGAGATAGCTGGCGTAATGAGATGTATGCCAATATGGTCAGCAGGTTCTATAACACTTACACAAGATAGTCCTAAAGATTCTAGTTATCTGTTTAATTTGTCAAATATAACTTCTGATGGGTTTAACTATACTGGTACAAGTTTAAAACAAAGACATACAGCTATTGCTGTTTCATATTTTAATATGGATAGCAAAGAAGTTGATTTTGAGTTTGTAGAAGATAGTGCAGCACAAGCAAAGTTTGGCATTATTACAAAAAATGTAAAAGCATTTGGTTGCACCTCAAGAGGACAAGCTGCAAGACTTGGAAAGGCAATATTATTTGCAGAGCAAAATGAATCCGAGCTAGTATCTTTTACAACTTCAATAGATTCTGGTGCTGTTGTAAGGCCGGGTGCAATTATAGATATTGCTGATCCTGTTAGGTCTGGCGTGAGAAGAGGCGGAAGAATAAAAGCAGCAAACCAATCACAAATTACAGTTGACGATGATTCAGGTGCAACTGATCTTGCAGATACAGATAATCCTATTCTTTCAGTAATAATGCCAAATGGATCAGTAGAACGAAGAGAAGTCCAAAGTATCTCAAATAATGTAATTTTTACTAAAACTGGATTTAGTGCAACTCCAAATGTAAATAGTGTTTGGTTATTGGAAAACGATGTTGTTTTACCTCAAAAATTTAGAGTTATAACAGTAGAAGAACGAGATGGTATAAATTATGGAATTACAGCCTTATCTTATATCCCAGAAAAATATCAATTTATTGAAAATGATGATTTTGTTTTACCAGAAAGAACTGTATCTATTCTCAACTTACCAAAACCACCACCTAATGCTTTAACAGCAGAAGAAAAACTTGTTGTTATAAATAATGCAGCAGTTTCAAAATTAATTATCAGTTGGCAACCTGTAGCTGGAGTTACTCAATATCAAGTCAACTACAGATACAACAAAGGAAACTTTGTATCTACATCAGTATCCTCACCAGATTTTGAAATATTTAATACTGCTATTGGAACTTATGAAATCTCAGTATTTAGTTTTAACGCATCATTACAATTAAGTTCTACTTCTACTGATATAACCTTTAATGCTGTTGGTAAAACTGCTGTTCCAGAAAACGTGTCAGGCTTAGATATGGAACCTTTCTCAGATAAATTAATTAGGCTTAGATGGAATTTATCTACTGATATTGATGTTACTCATGGTGGTTTTGTTTATGTAAGACATTCTACAAAGACAGATGGTACAGGGACTTTTGCCAATGCAGTTGATTTAGTAGATGCTTTGCCGGGAAACTCTACACAGGCTGTTGTTCCTTTTCTAGAAGGAGAATACATTTTAAAATTTCAAGATGATGGTGGAAGGTTTAGTAAAGGCGAATCAAGTATTGTTTTAGATTTACCTGACAATAGATCAGAGCTACTAGCTTTAACTAGGAGAGAAGATAACGATAATCCTAAATTTCAAGGAGATAAAACTAATATTAATTTCGATAATGCGAGCAACTCTTTGATGCTTACAAATCCAGCAAGGTTAGTTGGAACTTACGCGCAATCAGGAACAACAGTTACGATAACTATTACTTCTCATGGACTTACTCAAGGACAAGTCGTTGAGATAGATTACACAACTGGTAATGCTGTGGATGGAGATTTTGCTGTTGCTTCTGTAACTAATGCAAATGTATTTACTGTCACAGCAAGTGCTGCGTTGACTACATCAGGAGATGTAGTGGTAAAACGCAACATGAAAGGAGATTATGAATTTGACAATATTGTTGATTTAGGTGGTGTGTTTAGCTTAGATCTTAAACGTCATTTTTTGACAGAAGGTTTTTATGTCGGTACTTTATTTGACCAAAGAACAGAATTGATTGACACTTGGACAGATTTTGACGGAGCAGAAGCTACAGATGTAAACGCAAAATTACTTGTTGCTCAAACGTCTACTGCTCCTAGTGGTTCAAGTTATGCAGATTCAGATTTTACTAATAAGCCTTTTAATACTTTTGCCAACGGAACATATAAAGGTAGAGCTTTTAAATTTAAGTCACTATTAACAACAGATGATCCAGCGCAAAATATAAAAATTACTGAACTTGGTTTTACTGCAACACTTTTAAGAAGGACTGAACAAAGCAATGTGATAACAGCTAATGGATCTACAAATATAACTTTTACAAATACTTTCTTTACTGGTGCTGCTGGACTTGATGCAGGCGCAAATAGCAATCCCCCTGCTATTGGTATTACTGCATTAAATTTAGATGCTGGAGAATTTTTCCAATTATCTAATATCACAGGGTCAGGGTTTACTATTGTATTTAAAGATAGTGGAGGAAGTCCTATCAATGGAAAACAATTTACATTCCAAGCTGTCGGATTTGGCAAAGGATAGTACAATGGGAAAAACATTTCTTGTTAGATGACTAGAGTAGTTAGCACAGGTAAAGAAACAGGAAATAATTTCCATCCAGACAATGGTACTGGTGCGGAAGTTCGCACCGCCATGAAAGATATTTTTCAAGCATTAAGAACACTTAACTCTGCTAGTGGAGATCCAACTGGTGCAGAAAACGTAGCTGCATTTCAACCTCATATAAATACAGCAACTAATGAGTTAAAGATATGTACTGCTGTTAACTCTGGGTCAGGGACTTTTACAACTATTGGAAATATTACGCAGCCAAATTTAGGACTTGCAACTCTAAGTGGAGCTACATTTACAGGAGGAGTTGTTCATAACTATACTTCTGCTTTAAGACTTCCAGTTGGCACAACAGCACAAAGACCGGGTAGCCCTGCTGCTGGAGATATAAGATTTAATTCAACCACTACTGAAGCTGAGATATTTAATGGTACTATTTTCACAGCCGTTGCTGGAGGTGCAGGGGCAACAGGTGGCGGGAACGATCAATGGGTGTTTGAATCAGATCAGAACGTCACTCAAAACTATCAAATCTCCGCAAACAAACACGCCCACACAGTCTCACCAACTATAAATTCTGGTGTAACTATAACTGTGCCAAGTGGCGCAATCCTTGTTATCTTATAGACATGGCATTAAACATCAACGGCACAACTGGTATTTCTGGACTTGATGGATCAGCTTCAGCACCGATTTTTACCGGAACAGACAGCAATACCGGAATTTCTTTTGGTTCAGATATTGTAAATATAAACACAGGTGGAATAACTAGAGCAACAATAGATTCAAATGGACAATTAAATTTAACAAATGATATGAAATGGGCTAGTGATAACCCTTTTGTATATACCTATAACGGTGGATCTGATGGTCAGGTGAGATCAGGTCTTCAATTTGACGGAACAAATCAACTGATAGCATTTTACACAGGTACAAATGAACGAGCTAGAGTTATTAGTGACGGAAAATTTCTTTTTGGAACAACTTCTACATTTGACACAGTAAGTGCAGCAAAAGTTCAGATAAGTGCAGGAGGTGCAGCAGGTTTAGCAGTTACAGGCAGTAGCACAGGTGGTCAATCTAGAGTTAGTTTTTTCAACCCAAATGGTAGAGTTGGTTTTATTAATACAAGTGGAAATTCAACTGGTTATAACACTTCTTCTGACTACAGATTAAAAGAAAATGCTGTAGCGATTTCTGATGGCATAACAAGATTAAAAACATTAAAGCCATATAGATTTAATTGGAAAAGTGATGCAAGCACAACTGTTGATGGTTTCTTTGCCCATGAAGTCACAGCAGTACCAGAAGCAGTTACAGGAGAAAAAGATGGAGAAGAAATTCAAGCAATAGATCAAAGTAAATTAGTTCCGTTACTTACTGCTGCACTACAGGAAGCAGTAAGTAAAATAGAAACATTAGAAACGAAAGTTGCTGCATTGGAGGCTGCATGAGTTCAATTAAATTAAAACATTCTGGTGGTAATGCTGTTTCAATATCAGCACCAGATACAAACCCATCATCAGATAGAACAGTAAAACTACCAAGTACTGATGTTGACGGAGTAATAACAACAAAAGACTCGAATGATAATTTGCAATCGGTAACTGGTGTTAATGGCGGTCAATTTGCCAATAGAAATATGATTATTAATGGAGCTATGCACATATCACAATATCCTGCTGCAAATAATTTAACCTCATCAAATGCAGTTCGAGTTGTTGACAGGATGTTTTGTAGAATAAACGGTGGTGGTGCGTTTACAATTACAAAATCAAGTGATGCTCCTGCTGGTTTTGGTAATTCTTTAAAATGGGATTGTACAACTGCTGATGCAAGTCCAGCAGCTAGTGATTTTAATTACATATCGCAAAGATTTGAAGGAGAGAATGTACAACGTCTAAACAAGGGAACTTCTGACGCTGTAAAAACCACTTTAAGTTTTTATGTTAAATCAAATAAAACTGGCACTTTAGCTGTATTGCTTACTGACAATGACAATAGTAGACAGATTGGTGCAACATATACTATTAATTCAGCTAACACTTGGGAAAGAAAAATTATTACTTTTGCAGGTGACACTACTGGTGCTTTAGATAATAATAATGGTCATTCATTGAATATCATCTGGTGGCTTGTTGTTGGAACTGATCGCACCTCTGGAAGTTCTCCAACTGCTTGGGAAAGTTCAGTTAATGCAAATGCAGCTGTCGGACAAAATGTAAACATGGCAGATTCAACAAGTAATGAATTTCTTATTACAGGTATTCAATTTGAAGTAGGTGAAGTTGCTACTGATTTTGAACACAGACTTACTCGTCAAGAATTAGCAGATTGTCAAAGATATTATTGTAGATTAAAGGCTTATGTTGGAAATAGAAATGGTTGGGTTATGTTTTATCCAGTACAAATGAGAGTATCACCTTCGGCTTTAAGACTAAGCGGTAGTGGAGGTTCAATTAATCAAATAACTACTACTACATCAAACTGGAATCATAACGGAACTGCAGCTAATATGGCAGAAGTACAATATTCAGCGGAATTGTAAATTATGACATCTTATACATATAAAAAAATTAAAGATCCTGATACAAATGCTGATGATACAGGTATTATTTTAAGAAAAGAAGATAATGCTTTTATTGCTGTTGACCCCGAAAATATTGACTACCAAGAATATTTGGAATGGGCTAAAACTAATACTATAGAGGAGGCCGACTAATGTCTGAAATCAAAGTAAATTCTGTTAAAGGTGTAGGAGCTAGTACTGCTGCTATCACTATCAATAATAGTGACGGAACGTGTGATGCAAACCTTACAGCTATTAGTGGAGGTCAATTAGCACATAGAAATATGATGATAAACGGTGCAATGGAGGTTTCACAAAAACTTAGCTACGAAACTGGCAGAGCAAAAGTTACAAATGCTGGTGCTGGCGATTTTTACGGAGTTGATATGTTTAAGCTAAGAAATAATACTGGTAATTTAAAACAGACTCAATCTACAGATGTTCCTACAGGTTTTGAGTATTCACTAAGAGTAGATGTAGAATCATCAGGAACTCCAAGTGCAAATCATTACAATACAATAGTTGGACATATCGAAGGTTACGATATTGTTAGAACTGCTTACGGAGAATCAGGAGCAAAAACATTAACTTTAAGTTTTTACGTTAAAAGTAATCTTACTGGTACGTTTACAGGATCAATAGGAAACTCAAGTAATAATAGGAGTTACGCCTTTGATTACACAATAAGTTCAGCAAATACATGGGAAAGAAAAACAATTACTTTTGCTGGCGACACTACTGGAACATGGCATAAAGATAATCAATTAGGATTAAAAATTACTTGGGCTTTAGCGGTAGGTTCTACTTATTTAACAAGTACTGCAACGACTTGGCAAGCTGATGAACACATGGGAACAACAAATGGGCAGAATGTACTTGCAAGTACAGATAATTTTTGGGCAATAACAGGAGTACAGCTTGAAGTTGGTTCTATTGCTACCACATTTGAACACAGACCTTGGTGTGATGAATTTAAAAGATGTTGTCGTTATTATCAAAAAACAAGGCAATATGGTCAACCTAATCAAGAAGCACCTCAGACTTGGAACACACCAGAGGCCACATTAAGTGCTGTAAAAAGAAATCAATATTACGATACACACACTTTTTATCCAAATGGATCAATGCGAGTTAATCCGTCTTTGACTTTCGTAGGGTCTGGTGGCAGTATAAATCATTTTAGATTTGAAGTTCCGGGTGTGCGTAACGATGAATTAAACATGGGTGCAAACACGTTGACAGTAAATTTAGATGGCGTATTTTTTAGACTTTCACCCGGATCTGGAACCCCAGATGACAACAGTTATCGAAGCGGTTCTGGAAATGCTTTTTGCAGAGCAACTTTTTTTGTTAACGCGGAGATGTAACTATGGGCTACAAAAAACACGAAAATAAAGATGATAACGGAAATTTAATTTCTGTTTATATTATTGACACAGAAAGAGGTTGTTACATACCTCCTGATCCTTTAAATAATGACTATGCAGCATATTTAAAATGGGTTGCAGCAGGTAACACTCCAGAGGATGCTGACTAATGGCAATAACGCCGGGTACATACAATATGACTGTTCAAAGAAGAGCAGATCATAGTATTCAACTTGTGTTTAAAGATAGTACTGATAGTGCAATAAATTTAAGCGGATATACTGTTGCTGCTCAAGTATGGGATAAAGATAGGAAGGTCAAATTTGCAGATTTTAATGTGACATATACAAACAGAGCAACTGGAACTGTTGATATAGCTTTGACAGATGTTCAAACTGCTAGTTTTATTAGAGATTCAGTTTTGTATTATGATGTATTGCTTACAGATGGTAGCGGATTAAAAGAGTATTATTTAGAAGGTAATATAAATGTAAGTGAAGGTTACACAACATGACTTCTGTAAATGTTACTGAACTAAAAAATACTGTTACAGTTAACGAAGGTGATGCAACAGTTGTTACTATAGCAACCGCCGGCCCACAAGGAGCCAGTACTGCTGTAGATGTAACTGACGCAGTTGACAATTCTATAGTGTACTACCAAGCATCAAGTGGTACATTAAAAGCAGATCAAACTACTACCAAACTAACACTCGTTAACGGAGGAAATTTTTAGGCCATGTCTAACACTATTCGTATAAAAAAGAGAGCAGCTAGTGGATCGGCTGGTGCGCCTTCAAGTTTATCTCCGTCAGAATTAGCTTATAACGAAAATGATAATAAGCTTTATTATGGCTTTGGTGACGATGGATCTACTCCCCCTGCTGCAAGTTCAATAATTACTATTGGTGGTTCTGGTGCATTTTTTAATAAGACAGATACAAGAAGTGCAAACGCCATACTCGCCGGCCCAACCTCTGGATCTGCTGCTGCACCTACGTTTAGAAGTTTAGTTGCTGCTGATATTCCTACCATTGCTCATACAAAGATAAGTGATTTTGATACAGGTGTAAGGACTAATAGACTTAATGAAATGACAGCACCTAATGGTGCGGTTAGTTTTTCAAACCAAAAAATAACAAACTTAGCCGACCCGGTCGCTGATAGTGATGGAGCAAACAAAGGATATGTTGATGGTGTTGCACAAGGACTTGATATTAAAGATTCCTGTACTGCTGCTACAACTGCAAACATAACAATATCTACTGCTCTTAATAATGGAGATACTTTAGATGGTGTAACTCTTTCTACAAATGATCGAGTATTGGTTAAAAATCAAAACACAGCTTCAGAAAATGGTATCTACAAAGTTGGATCTTCACCTGCAAGAGTTGATGATTTAGCTGCTGGTGCTGATGCTGCTGGTGCATTTACTTTTGTAGAGCAAGGAACTGTTAACGGAGATAACGCTTTTGTTTGTAGTTCTGACAAGGGATCTGCTGTTGTTGGAACTAATAACCTTACTTTTGTTCAGTTCTCAGGAGCAGGGCAAGTTATAGCTGGAAATGGACTTGATAAGTCTGGGAACACATTATCTGTCGATCTAAAAGCTAATGGTGGACTTACTATTGAATCTACTGAAATTGCTGTTAATCTTTCTGCTAGTTCTATAACAGGAACATTAGCTGTTGGAGATGGGGGTACAGGAAGTACGAGTGCGTCAGGTGCAAGAACAAATCTCGGTTTGGTGATTGGCACAGACGTTCAAGCTAACTCAGCCAAGTTAACAGAACTGGCGACCATGAACCAAAATACTGCTAGTTCTTTAGCAGATTTAACAAATACAGAGGTTCAGATATTAGATGGAGCCACAGTAACCACAGCACAGTTAAACAGGTTAGATGCAACATCTAGTGTTCAAACTCAGTTAGATAATAAACAGCCTTTAGATGCTGAATTGACAGAACTCGCAACCATGTCTAGTGGTACAGCTTCAGCACTTGCTGATCTTACTGGAACTGAAGTTGGAATTTTAGATGGTTTAACAACAACTACAGCAGAATTAAACAAGCTAGATGGTGCAACTGTAACAACTGCTGAAATAAATATTCTGGATGGAGTCACAGCAACGACTTCAGAGTTAAACATAATGGATGGCGTAACAGCCACTACTGCTGAAATAAATAAACTAGACGGAGTTACTGCCACAACTGCTGAATTAAACTTCACAGATGGTGTTACTTCTAATATTCAAACTCAACTTAATAATAAGCAACCTTTAGATGCTGACCTTACTTCTTTATCTGGTTGTCAATCTGGTGCTGCTGCTGCATTAGCTTTATTAACATCTGCTGAAGTTGCAATTCTTGATGGTGCAACTGTAACTACTACTGAGTTGAATATTATTGATGGTGGAACTTCAGCTACATCAACAACTCTTGCTACAGCAGATCGTATGGTTATGAATGATAACGGAACGATGAAACAGGTTGCTTTGTCTGATTTGGTTACATTTTTAGAAGATGGTTCTACTTCTGGGTTCGACATTAATGGAGGCACCTACTAAAATCAAATCATAGGGAGGTGAACCAATGGCAAATACAATTAAACTTAAAACTGGAAGCGGTAGCGATCCAAGTGCAAGTGATTTAATTGTCGGAGAAATAGCTATCAGAACTGACTCTGGTAAGCTTTTCACAAAGAAAGATAATGGATCTGTAGCTGAAATATCAGGCGGTGGCGGTATAGATGACGGAGACAAAGGAGATATTACTGTCAGCAATGGTGGCGATACTTTTACTATTGATAATGGAGTTGTAACATCTGCCAAAATTGCAGATGGAACTATTGTAAATGCTGATATAAGCGGAAGTGCAGCGATAGCTGGATCGAAGATACAAACTGCTGGATTAGTTAATGCAGGTGTTATGACGGCTGCTCAGAATAATAAATTGGCAGGGATTGAAGATAATGCAACTGCTGATATGACAGGATCAGAGATTCTATCCACTATTTCTGGTGAAAATATAATTCTTGGCGAAATATCTTCTACTGGTAACTCAAGTTTTGCTGGCAATGTAACAATATCTTCTAGTGATGGCGGTAGTGCTGCTGCACCAGAATTAGATTTATACAGAATTAGTGCATCACCAGCAGATGCAGATTATCTTGGACAGATTAAATTTAGTGGCGAAAGTGATGACGGAAGCAAAGAACTTTATGCAAAGATTACAGGAAAGATAGGTGATGCCAGTTCTGGAACTGAAGATGGAATCCTTGAAATTGCACATAGAAAAGCAGGGTCAAATAATATTTCTGCAAGATTTACAAGTGAAACATTAAAACTTATAAACGGAACAAGCTTAGAGGTAGCTTCAAATATCACTACAAATGGGAATTTTATAATTGAAAGCACTCTGCCAAGAATATATTTTACTGACACTAATCACAATGATGATTTTCTTGTACAGAATAATAATGGTCAATTTCAAATTACTGATGCGACAAACAGTAATGCCACAAGATTTGCTGTAAATTCAGATGGACACGTTGATGTAACTGGTAATTTAGACGTTGGTTCTGGAGTTGATGTTACAGGTAATATCACAGTATCAGGAACAGTAGATGGCAGAGATGTAGCTACAGATGGATCAAAACTTGATGGCATTGAATCTGGGGCAACTGCAGATCAGACAGCTAGTGAAATAGTTGGATTAATAGCAGATCAGACAATTGCACCATCAACTATTGATATGGAAGATGGTGAAAAGATATTACTTGGAAATGATGATGACCTAGAAATCTTTCACGATTCTAATTCTTCAGTTATCCAGCACAACCCTACAAGCGTTGGAGAATTACAATTAAGAACAAGAATATTTAAAGTACATTCTCGTGATAATTCTGAAGCAGTAATAAAAGGTGTTGAAAATGCACAAGTAGAACTCTTTTACAACGGTAATAAAAAGATTGAAACCACAAATGGTGGTGTTTCTGTAACAGGAAATATTGCAGTATCAGGAACAGTTGATGGGGTCGATATTGCAGCAAGAAATACTTTATTTGGTGGCTTAACTTCTAGCTCTGGTGTATTAAGCAACGGAGTAACAGCAACAACCCAATCAGCAGGGGATAATTCTACTAAAGTTGCGACAACAGCTTATACAGACACAGCAGTTTCTAATTTAGTTGACTCTGCTCCTAGTGCCTTGAATACATTAAATGAATTAGCAGCAGCTTTGGGTGATGATGCTAACTTCTCAACAACTGTAACCAACTCAATAGCAACAAAACTACCTCTTGCTGGTGGCACTTTAACTGGAGATTTAACAATTCCAGACAAAATAATACACTCAGGAGATACAAATACTGCAATAAGATTTCCTAGTGCTGATACAGTTTCATTGGAAACTGGTGGAATTGAAGCATTTAAAGTTGACGGAGATGGTGATTTTACTTTAGGAAGAGATTATTCTTCAAATCCGGGAAACGACACACACCAAAATTATATTTTACGAGGACACGCTGTAAATACTGGTTCAAGCTCTGAAACAGAATACTCTAAGTTATTTTTCAAACAAAGTACAGTTGCTGGTGGTTCTTCTGCATCTATAAGAGCATATAGAGATGGATCAAATCATAGAACTGGTTTAAAGTTTTACACACACCAAAGTCAAAGTAGTGGGGGTGATGGTACTGAAAGACTTAAAATTAGCCATGATGGAACAGTTGATATTGGTGGAAACTTAGATGTTGGCTCTGGAGTTGATGTAACAGGGAATATTAGCTGTAGTGGAACTGTTGATGGAAGAGATCTGGCTACTGATGGATCAAAATTAGATGGAATAGAATCTGGAGCTACCGCAGATCAGACAGCCTCAGAAATACTTACATTACTCAAAACTGTTGATGGAGCAGGTAGTGGACTTAATGCTGATTTATTAGATGGCATATCTTCTGCAAGTTTTGTTAGATCAGATGCAGATGACACATTAAATGGTCAGTACACAATTTCTGATTCTGCTAACGAAAAATTAGTGTTAGCAGGGTCATCTGATCCTTATATAACATTTCAAGAAGGCACAACTGTTAAAGCTTATATTCAATGGAGTTCAAGTGGTTATGTAGACATAGTAAATCAAGAAAGTTCTGAAATTTTAAGAGTACAAAGTGGAACTAATGGATTAAAATTTGTTGAGGGTGGTAATACAAGAAATGTATATCATACTGGCAACTTGTCAGAAGGAGATGGTGGTCTAACTACTAATAACTTTACAGACGCAGATCACAGTAAATTAAACGGAATTGAATCTGGTGCGACAGCAGATCAAACTAACTCAGAGATTAAGACAGCATACGAGGCCAACAGTAATACAAATGCTTTTACTGATGCTTTATTGTCTAAGTTAAATGGAATTGCTGCTTCTGCTACTAATGTCACTAACAATAATCAGCTTACAAATGGTGCTGGTTATATTACTGCAACTCTTACTAACGAACAAGTCCAAGACATTGTTGGCGGTATGGTTTCTAGCAATACTGAATCTGGTATTACTGTCACATATCAAGATGGCGATGGAACTTTAGATTTTGCAGTTGCTTCTCAAACTGATAATAATTTTACAAATGCAGATCACAGTAAACTAGACGGAATAGAGAGTGGCGCAACTGCCGATCAAACTGCTTCCGAGATAAGAGCTTTAGTTGAAAGTGCTAGTGATAGCAATGTATTTACAGACGCAGATCATTCAAAATTAAATGGTATCGCTGCTGGTGCAACTAACGTAACCAATACGAACCAGTTAACAAATGGTGCTGGATTCATTACTGCGACTTTAACAAATGAGCAAGTACAAGATATTGTTGGTGGTATGGTTACTGGCAACACAGAGTCAGGAATTACAGTTACCTATCAAGATTCAGATGGAACACTAGACTTTTCTGTTGCTTCCCAAACCGATAATAATTTTACTAACGCAGATCATAGTAAATTAGATGGTATTGAGGCTGGAGCTACAGCAGACCAAAGTGCCTCAGAAATTAAAACTGCATACGAATCAAACAGTAATACAAACGCATTTACAGACGCACTACTTTCAAAGCTAAATGGCATTGCAGCAAGTGCGACTAATGTTACCAATAATAATCAGTTAACAAATGGAGCAGGGTATATCACATCTGCATCATTCTCAGATATAGCTGGCGGTGGTACGTTTACTGGAGCTATTACCGCACCAAGAATTTCTGGTAGTAATGGAATTGTCGAAATGAAACAAGAGATAGGCACTTCTCAGACATTAACTACTGGCTACAATGCTATTGCTGTTGCTCCTACAGTTGCGAGTGGTGTTACTATTACTGTGCCATCTGGAGCAGTTTGGGCTATAGTTTAAGAAAAACTATGCAAAGCATTACTGAAAAACAAATTCTTGAGTGGAAAGAAGAACTAAAAGTTCACAAAGAAAGACTAGAACAAGCTGAAAGTGTTGTTAAACAAGAAACTAAATTTATTTCAATGGTTGAGGGCGGTATTCAGTTTGGTGAGATGTTGTTGAAAAAGAACGAGTCATTAAGCCAGCAATCAGGTACAACGGAGCTAAACCAAGAATCAGAAAAAGCACCATCAAAGAAATAGGTGCTAACGCCTTTACTAACGCTTCTCTAATCATGTTTCAAAAAATCTGCAACTATCTTTCCATACTATCTACAGTTCTAGTACTAGGCATTTTGGGCGGTGGTTTCTTTACATATAAATATGTAACGTCAGAACAATTTAAAGCAAAAATGATGAATCAAGTGCTTGAAAATGTACAAGGACTTATGCCTGACATATTAGGAAACTCGCTACCAAGCACAACTGGCAAATCATTACCTATTCCAAAGAAAATGAATTTTATAGATTAATGAATTGTTGGCATTGCAACTCAGAATTAATTTGGGGTGGAGATCACGATACTGAAGAAGATACTCAATATTCTATGGTCACAAATTTATCTTGCCCTAAATGTTTTAGCTTAGTAGAAGTGTATCTACCAAGAAATGCCTACGACTGAAATACCTAATATTTCTATACCAGAAATAAAAATAGATATACCATTACATATTCCATATCAAGTCTTAAATGTACCTCCACCATCTATTAAGTTGCCGGGTTGCGTAAGGTATCACAGAGATGCGTCACCTAAAAATACTGCTTTATATAATGATGATCCTACAGGAACAATGATTTCTTGCCCTTATGGGTCAATGCCAACTTTTGAACCTTTATTGTATGACAGAAGAAGAATAGATATTGTTGAATCAAAAGATCAAGAGAAAAGACAACAATCAAACGAAATAATAGAAGCACCTACAAGTAATCCAGAGCTACCAAAAGAAAAGAAAAAAATAGTTATACCAGAATGTCCGGGGTCAAAAGACCAGCGAGTAGGAGATTACAGAAATTCTAAAAAGCTTGAAATCGTAGTATCTCATCGTTTAGATGGGACAGAGTGCATAACTATCTATGAAGACGTACCCTTCAAAGATCAATACATCCCTTCTGTTAATCAATTTGTTGGTGTTTTTAGTCTTGCTCTGGTCGGTGCTTCTGCACCGCTTGTTTTACAGTTAGTAAAACCAATAGTTAAGCAAGTTATGACAAAACTGACAAAAAAGAAAAAATAAATTATTATACATATTAGTAAAAGGATTTGACCCCTTGAGAGGTTCTAGGCACTCTCTTAATGCTCACAGCAAACACTCAATAGGCAAGGTTGTTCTTATTTGAAATACCACCTTTTACTACTTTTTTCACAGG